GATAATACTCAAATTATTAAATTACAAGGCCCAAAGGGCGACCCAGGCCCGCAAGGTCCTCCTGGTCCTCCAGGGCTACAAGGTGAACCAGGCCGAAATGGTGTTGACGGAATAAACGGTGAGCAAGGGATACAGGGTATTCAAGGTCCTCCTGGCTCTCCTGGTAAAGATGGGAAACCGTTTACTTATGATATGTTCACATCAGAGCAATTAGAGAATTTAAAAGGACCTAAAGGTGAACAAGGCTTGCAAGGACCACCTGGCACCAAAGGTGAACCTGGAACTCCTGGGGAGCGTGGAGCAGACGGCGAAAGAGGACTACAAGGACCACCAGGGCCGAAAGGTGAACCTTTTAAATTTTCTGATTTTACACAAGACCAACTTAACGCACTTAAAGGGCCGAAGGGCGATAAAGGCGAGCCGTTCAAATATTCTGATTTTACGGCAGAACAATTACTCGCTTTAAGAGGACCTAAAGGCAATGACGGTCAGCAAGGCCCTCCTGGGCCCCCTGGCACTGGCGGCACTGGCGGTAATGTAGATTTATCAGAATATGCACTCAAAAAAGAGTTAAATAATTATTTATCTAGAACAGACGCCAATAACCACTACGCTCAAAAGGGCTGGGCGTCTCAAACGTTCGCCTATAAAGGTGATTTAGGCGCTTTTATTAGAAAGACGGAAATTGGGCAATATGCCTTAACGCCTGGCGATGCGGCTAGCCGTTATGTTAACAACATTCAAGCACGATCCTTTGCTAAGTATTCCGATTTAAATGGCTATGTTTCTAAAGAACAATACAATAGAGATATTGACGAACTTAAGAGACGTATATCTGCCTTAGAACATTTATAGAGGTTAAATAATGAATAATTAGCTAACACAGGGGAAACACATGCAAGAATTAACTGATTTTACGAGAACGGAAAGGGGTTGCTAAATGTGGACATGGAAATTTGAATTAAATGATATCTTGACCACAATCACAATAGTTAGTGTGGTAGCTGGTCTAGGTTATAAGGTACTCGTCATTCCATTGCTTGAAAAATTAGATTTGCAACGTATGCAAGATAATTTGATGTTTCAGGAGAAAATGGGCGTGCTTACTGACACGTTAAAAGAATTAAAGGATGAAATCAAATTCTCACGCGAACAGCGCACTAGGGCGTACACCGAGCATGTTAAATTAACATCAAGAGTCGATGGTATCGAAGCTCGTGTTGATGATATTAAGGAGGAATTGCATGAACATACCTCAAAATCTCATCAATACAATTAAAAAATCATATCAATCTGTAAGGGTGGCTAACTTTCACCCTACAGGTGTTCTTGCTACAAGGGTACTAGTACTAACAATGCTAGTACCTATTTTGTTGGTGGTAGTTGAGTATATTATGGTGTTCATTCAAGGGTATGTATCCGATGATATGAACAAACTGATTAATGTAGGAATTAACATTATAGATCATATATTCATTCCGTCAGTATTAACAGCCCTTGTGGGGTTCTTGGCGCTTTGGATAGATAAGGACGGTAACGGCGTTCCCGATCAATTAGAAAAGGAGGATAAACGATGAAAGTATTTATTAATCCAGGACACGACATTAACTTAGATAGTGGGGCAGTTAATCCTGCGTATGGTACCCGTGAATGTGATGTGGCACGTGATGCGGGCAAGATGTTGGCGCGCTATTTAGAAACAGCAGGGTGCGAAGTTCGTACTCTTCAAGATGATGATTTAGGGCTAGTATGCGCTGAATCCGATTCTTGGGGCGCAGATATATTTGTATCACTCCATTGCAATGCATTTAACTCGCAAGCACGAGGTACAGAGACCCTCTATAAGTCCTTTAATGGGCAACGCTTGGCCAATGATATCCAATCACAAATTATCCGCAGTATTAATACAGTGGACAGGGGCGTTAAAAAACGTGATGACCTTTGGGTCCTAAACGGTACGGATGCAACAGCGGTATTAGTTGAGATGGCTTTTATTGACAATGAAGAAGACCATGCTATGCTTACGAACGATTTAGATACTATTGTCCGTGCTATTGCACGAGGAATCACAGATTACGCAGGAGGAATGTGATGTATGAAAGAATTAAAAGCTTATTTGATCGCACTCGTAACCGCTATATTCTTATCGGTAGTATTGTGTGCCTCGCCTTGCTTTGCATCGGATATATCCTCTACCAACCAAGCGGAGGGCACAATAACGATTCCCTTAACACAGTGGAACGAATTGAAAGCCAACAACGCGAAAGCGTTAAGCTTAATCGAGACATCCAGTATTCCATTGACCGAAGCTCAAAGCTTAGTCATGAAGCAAAAGGAAGAATTGAACGAAGCGCACAATACAATATCGACATTGGAAACCGAATTGATGAAAGCCAAAATGCTATCCATGAAGCAAGAAGTTACCTTGTCAGAAATGCAGAACTCTTTGACAGAATTGAAAGGGCAAATCGACAACGACAAGAGAACAATCAAGCGACTACGAATGCAACGCAACCTATCCCAGGTAGTGGGAGCAGGAGCGATAATCGGAGTGGTAATTCATCGATAGAGAGGTGATCCATATATCTCCTGAGCAGGAGCAGGTGGACTCCTGGTAGTACATTCTGGCCAAAACGCAAAAGCCTACTAGCTTAGATAATATCTAGGTTAGTAGGCTTTTTTTGTTATAAAAATAGTAATAAAATAGTTGACTTTATACACGATATAGGGTATAATAATATTGTAAGGAGGTGATAATAGTGGATATAATAGAAAAGCTAACAAGCTTAGCAAATGCGCTAACGCCACTGCTACTGGCGCTAGCAATATTAAAACTTGTGAGAAAAAAAAAAAAAGCGGGGGGGTGAAGCCCCCGCCACCTTTCAATATTATTGTAAATCAACGAGGTGACTTATGCAATATGTAGAATGGCTAATTAATATAGCGACTATTATTGTTTTACTATTAGCAATTAAACGTCTAGCTAGAAGGTGATGAAATTGAAATATGAACTAGATGATATCATGACAACGCAAGAGGCGGCGGAACGGTGGAAGGTTACTGCCGATTCCCTTAAACAGAATTGTAGAGGTCGTGTAAAGAATGGATTTAAGGAAGGTGAGTTTAAGAAGTCTGGAAAAATGTGGCTTGTAACTCGTCAAGGCATGGAACGATTGTATGGAAAAGAATCCGTTCTAAGTCGTGTAACAGAAAACGAATCAGACGGTGATTAAGCCTTTAAATCTCTGCAAAGTTTGTAACGGTTGCTTAACCGTTGCTCAACCTAAAATTAAATAAATGCAGTAATTATGCGGATAGTTAACTTTTTTGAATTATCTCCGCTGAGTAATCACAAATAAAATACGCCCCTCATTGAGGGGCTTTTTATTTTGCCTAAAATCATGTAACTTAGTATA